AGAAGCTCGCGCGTACGAACCTTTGTGAGCTTGCGGTAGAGAGCATGGTAGACCGATTGGAAATGATCGGCTATCGTAATACGGATGGTCTCGACGAGCAAGTATGGAACTTGTGGACGTTGGCGCGCCTACCTGGCCGACAATTTACGCTTTACCGTAAGGCCCTTAGTCTCGGAAGTGCTTACGCAATCGTGGGGGTTGATCCGCGCAACCCACGAATTCCTCGGGTCACAATTGAGGGACCGGAGACGGTTACTGTCGAGGTCGATCCAGGAGATCCGCTCACGCGACTTGCCGCGCTGCGACTGTGGCACGACGGTTTACGTAAACGATTTTTCGCCACGGTCTACGTTCCGGGTTGGCGATATCACTTCCGCTCAATTGCGGAGTACAAGACTTCGTTCACTGTCACCGACGAACAGCGCCTAGGCTTCTCGCCGGAGAAGTGGGAGCAATGGACAGACCCGACGCGTTCCGGCGCGGGCTCTATCCCGGTCGTCCCGTACGTGAACGGCGACGAAGGCGAAGAGCCGTCGGCGGAATTCGCGGGCGCGGGTATCGACATTCAAGACCGTTTGAATCTGACCGTACTTAACCGTCTGACGGCCGAGCGATTCGGCGCGTTCCGGCAAAAGGCGTTGACGAACTACGTACCGGAGGAAGATCCGGTGACCGGGCTTCCGGTATCGCCGTTCAATCTCGGTGCCGATCAGATCCTTACCGTGCCTCCGCCGGAACCGGGAGAAGCGGAACCGAAGCTCTTTGATCTCGCGCAGACCGATACCGGAAACATGATTCGCGGTACGGAGCAGGATATGCGGGCGTTCGCGGCAACTACCCGAACGCCCGTGTATTACCTACCGGGCGGCGACATGGTGAACCTGTCGGCGGACGCAATCGCGGCACTGGACGCCGGGCACATCTCGAAGATTAAGCAACGTATGTCGAACTGGTCCGCGTCGCACCAAGAGACTTTGCAGCTCATGTGCGAGGTCGCGCAGCTAGACAAGACGATTACCGCAGGCGAGATCGCGTGGTCGCGTCCTGAAAACTTCCATTGGGCGGTCGTCGGGGATTACGTGGTGAAGATGAAGAGCGCAGGCGTGCCGCTCTCTATCATCATGGAGGAGATCGGGTGGTCTCCGGCGCGAGTCGAGCAATTGCGGAGCGAGATGGCAGCGGAGCAATTGCTGGCAGCGGTTACCGCGCAGCCTCCGCAGACACGCGCGCAGGCACAAACGACGAACGGCGCCACGGGTGCAGGTGCGGCACCTGCGGGCGCAGCGAGGGGCACAAACGGCGCGGGCGGTAGTTCGGGCACACGTGGCCGCCCTGGCAACGGAACTACCGCCCGTGCCTCCGCTCGCGGATCGGGCGCTAACGGTGCGGCCTGAGCTTTTCTCGCTGCAACGTCAAGCGCTTTCGGTGCGACTCGTTCAAGCGCTCGTGCAGGCATTCCTAGGACTGCCGAACTACAGGGACGAAGACGCGGCACGCTTCCGCACGATCGCGCTTCCGCTCTTGCGGGGGACGCAGCGAGCGTTAGCCGGTCTCGCGAGCGCTCAACAGGCGCAGCTAGCCTCCGCGCAGCTCGGGCGACTCATACCGGCGCCCCCCCTGCCGGATCGCGTCTCCGTGGATCTGAGAGGCACGGACCCTGCGGACGTGTACACGCGCCCGTTCACGAGCGTGTACACGCACGTTGCGCGGACCGGGAATCTCACGGAAGCGGTGGAGCGGGGAGCCTCACGCCTGCGGGAAGAGGCAGAGGGAGACTTGCAACTCACGTATGCGCACGCTACGCGCGCGTCCGTGACTGCATTACGCGCACTCTATTGGAGGCGCGTGCTAATCGGCGAAGCGAACTGCGCGCTATGCGTACTCGCATCAACGATGAAATACAGGCGTGACGATCTGAATCCGATTCACCACGCGTGTAACTGCGAAGTCGTCGCAGTGTACAACACGCGTAACGACCCTGTGCAGGATGAGACCGCAGTAGTAGAAGCGGTACATGCTGCGGCGCGCGAAGTGGCAGGGGCGGACGATCGGGGCGGGCGGAAAGTCGACTACCGGCGCATTCGGACAACGATCACGCAGCAACATGGCGAATTGGGCACGCTACTGCGTAACCCTTCGCACGATTTTACAGACGAGCGCGACGCTTTGTCTGCCTAAGTCCGGAACCGCTACGGGTCCGGCACATACGTAAGGATTCGGCAATGTCCGATGAGGATTTCGCTGTTCACCCGTCAACGGGCGTTCGCGCCATTGGCATCGTCAACGGCCGACCTGTGTTCCCGATTCGTGGCGGTTCTGGCCCCGGTGACGGAGGCAGCGGCGACGGCGGCGATGGGGGTGGTGACGGCGGCACTGGCGGCGATGGCGGCGACGGTGGCGGCGATGGCGGAAAGAGTGGCGACAGCGGGGACGGCGGTTCCGGCGGTACGTCAGACGTGCTCGCGACACTCCTACAGGAAATGGGCCTTACGCCTGCGCAGGCGGCATCGCGTATTCGTAACGCGCCTAAGTGGGAGAAGAACGCTCGGGAGAACCAACGTAAGGCGCAACAGTCGCAGACGCTTGCCGAACAGCTAGAGCAAATGCGGTCGGACATCGCAGAGCGGGATGTGAAGGACGCGGAGCGCGCGGGCAAGCTCGCAATGTCGCAAGTGCGCGCGCAGCTCCGCGCTCACGAAGTCGACCCCGACGACGTGAAGGCGATTCTCAGTCGCGTTTCGGCAACGGACCTTCTCAAGGATGGCGATCCGGACGAAGACGCAATTCAAGAACTGACTTCGTCGCTTCTCAAGGTTGCCGGTCGCGCGCAGCCGGACCCCGATCAGGGGAAAAAGGGCGGCGAAAAGCAAGAGGACATGAACGCGTTTATTCGCCGAATGGCAGGACGCGGAACGCGAACGATTCGATAAGCACAGCGGCGCGGACCGCTGGCCGATAAGGAGAGGCGGGCGGTACAGCCGTGCCATATAACAACCTGACTTCGCGCAGCGACGTAGAAGCGCTCGTGCCGGAGGAAGTCTCCCGGGCAATGCTGGGAAAGGAAGCGCAGACCAGTGCGGTTCTCAACCTGTTCGGTCGAGTGCCGGTCGCGCGAAACGCGGTCCGGTTCCCGATCCTGAGCGCCCTTCCGACTGCGTATTGGGTCACCGGTGATACCGGACTCAAGCAGACTACGGAAATGGCGTGGTCGAACAAGTACATGACGATTGAGGAACTGGCAACCATCATGCCGGTTCCGGAAAACGTTCTCGAAGACATGGATATGGATCTGTGGACCACCGCAGAGCCGTACCTTCGCGAGGCGTTCAACACGGCGCTTGACACCGCCGTTTTCTTCGGCGTCAACGCGCCCGCGTCTTTCCCGCAAAACGTGCTCGCGGCGACAATCGCGGCCGGAAACGCAGTGACGCAGGGAACGGCGCCCGTGGCGGGTGGCGGCATCTTCGGCGACATTGACGAAATGATCGGTCGCGTGGAAGACGACGGCTACGACATCAACGGGTGGGTTGCGGCTCGCTCGCTTCGTCGGTTCCTGCGGTCCGCGCGTAACGCGAACGCAGAGCGCCCGGACGCGGCGCGACTCGGCGGCGACCTCGGAACGCTGGACGGCGAGACGATCACGTACCCGATGCGCGGACTCTGGACGACCGGCGGATCGGTCGGAACGAACGTTCGAGCATTCGCGGGCGACTTCGGCGGGCAATTCAAGGTCGGCGTGCGCCAAGACATCACGCTTAAGGTTCTTACGGAGAGCGTGATTCAGGACAACACGGGCGCGATTATCTACAATCTCGCGCAGCAAGACATGGTCGCGCTTCGCGTGAAGTTCCGTGTTGGCTGGCAGGTCGCGAACACCATCAACAACGACAACCCAAACGCGTCGACACGGTACCCCGCGTCCGCGCTTGTGTTCTGATCGGGGGAATGACTCATGCCACGCAGCACGCCGGAAGAGCGCGAACAGGACTTCGTACCACCGGAGGACGCGCAGGAACACGGGTATTACGGAAGCGCCGTTTCCGAATTCCCGAACGAAATGTACACGGTGGAGGGGATCGCGAACCGGAAGCCGGGCGGTCCGGTCGGCGTGACGGAAGAGGAATTCCGCTCGTCGGTCGCGCAGGCGATTCCCGACATCGAAGCGGGGGACGGCGCAGAGGACCGGGGGGACACTTCCGAGACGCTTCGTAAGGAGCAGGAGGAGGCGCGCGAGTCCCGTAAGGACGCGGGAACGGGCACGGTCCGCGCGGAGGACGACTCGTCGCAGTCTCCGCGTCGCGAGAAGCTGGGGAAGTAAATGACTGCGCCGCTGCAAAGGGTTCTAGAAAGGAATGTGCCAGCGGCAGCAACGGCAGCGTCAGACGACACGGTATTGGGTCAAGCCGAGTTTGACGCGACCGTTACGCGAGTCGAATACATTC